TATTAAATATTTTTATTTCTCCGTTTATATTATTTGCTCTCATATTATTATGGTGTTGGATCACTTGCGTATGGTTGTACTGAATACATATAAATTGGGTTTGCAGAATCATTAGTACATACTATTTGTACTAAATTATTCGTGCTACCGTCATAATCAGTAGAACCTACTTTATTAAATGTTGCGTTAGTTTGACTAAATGTTATTGTATGGTTACCTGTTAAGATTAAATCTATAACTTGACCTTGTTTTGCATTACTAAATGTAAATGTTGCATTACCACTAGCAGTCGCTGTAAATGTAGCTGCTGCACTAAAATCTAATGCAAAAGATGTACCACTACCTAAAGCAGATAATGCGGTATATCTATTTTCTAATTTATCGTGTGTAATACCGTTGTCAGCTACCATTGCAGTTGCTACACTTCCTGTATCTCCAGTTCCTACTAAGTTACCTGAAGCTGTTGGTAATACTAATACAGCACTACTTGCAGCACTATGTGCAGCTGCTTTTACAGTCTGATAGTGTGCGTTACTAACTTCACAATAAAATCTCATTTCTGCTACATTACCAGTATTAGATCTTATTTGAATAGAACCATCATTTATTGTAACACCACCTGTGCTACCATTACCACCCATTGTAAATGCGTTAGGAGTAGATGAAGATAAACTCATTGTTACGTCACCTGTACTTGCACTTGCTGTTATACCATCACCACCTGTTAAAGTTTCTACTACGTTACTTAGATTTACAGCTACTAAGTGTTGTACTTCTATTGCTGTTCCGTTAGGTACGTTTGTATCAAAAGTTAAAGTTGTACCTGATACAGAGTATGAACTATGTAATTGATAAACTCCATCAAAATATACAGATAACTCGTTTTCACTACTAGCAGAATTACTTAATGTATAAGCTGCTGTACTACCATTACCTGTAAATGTATCTATTGCTATTGTATTAGCACCCGATGTAGCTGCTATAGTTAATGTATCTGTACCTGCGTCAGTCGTTATTGAAATATTAGAACCTGCTGCTATAGTAAGAGTATCATTTGTACTATCAGCTGCTATTGTACTTTGTCCTGATACTGCTACATTTCCAAAAGCATTATCTCCTACTGCTGAATTTGCAATCGTTATTGCACCATCTGCATTTGTAATTGTTATTCCTGTTCCTGCAGTTATCAATGCATTTTCAAAATAACTATTTGTAGCGTCATAGATTAAAACATTACCTGCTGCTGCACTTGTAATATTTACATCAGTTAAATTATTTATTCCTGAATCTAAAGCAAACGTTGTACCAGTTAAACTTAATCCAGTTCCTGCTGTATATGTAGTGTCAGTATTTGTTGCTGCAATCGTAATAGATCCGTCAGCGTTTGTAATACTTACATTTGAACCTGCTGTAAGTAATGCATTTTCAAATATAGAATTTGTATTATCATATATTAATACTTGACCTGCTGCAGGTGATGTTATAGTTGTGTCTGTTAGATTGTTTAATCCTGCGTCTAAACTAAACGTTGTTCCCGCTAATGCTAAACCTGTACCTGCAGTATAAGTTGTATTTGTGTCAGTTGCAGCTATAGTAAACGATGGATATGATCCTGATATTGTAACATTACTTCCTTGTGTTAATGAAACAGTTTGGTCAGGAGCAGAGTTTGTAACAGTAAAATTAGGATAGGTTCCAGATGTGGTTATACCTGTACCTGCTGAAATAGCAACCGTTTGGTCAGGACTATCGTTAGTAATTGTAAAACTTGGATATGTACCTGACGTAGAAATACCAGTACCACCTGTTAAAGCTACTGTCTGATCAGGTGCTGTATTAGCAATAGTTAATGTGTTGTTTGCATCATCATAAGTACTACTAATCGATGTACCTGCTACTACTAAATTTGATACCCTATCATCTACACGCTCATTGGTATAGTATAAGTTTGTACCTTCTGTTAAATCTGCTGTATCTTTTGTAGCAAATGCTGTGTCAAATCTTGTTGTAGTGTAATATAAATTAGAACTACCTTCGCTTACGCTATCTGTATCAAAACTTATATTTGCACTACCATCAAATGACTGTCCGTTTATTGTTCTTGCTGTTGATAAAGTATCTGCAGTTGATGCGGCTATCCCTAAACTATCTACATATGTTTTAGTAATGTGTGCTTGTACTTCACTTGAGCTTGGTCCAGTGTAGGAAATAACTCCTGTAGAACTGTTGTAAGATAAAGAACCGTCTCCACCATTGTCAACCGCACTTATTAAAGATCTTACATTTGCATCCGAAGGTCCTGTGTAAGTAAACACACCTGATGAATTATCATAACTAAAACTACCTAGTCCACCTGCATCAGTTGCAGACAAATCTGTTAAACTTATACCTGCTCCACTATTAGCTATTGTGAAATTTGGATAAGTACCTGATACGGCAATTCCTGTACCAGCAGTTAAACTTACTGTTTGGTCAGGCTGTGTATTTGTTATTGTAAAGCTAGGGTATGTACCACTTGCTGTAATACCTGTACCCCCAGTTAGTGCCACAGTTTGATCAGGGGCATTGTTAGTAATTGTTAGTGTGCCACCAGCGTCATTATATGTTTTTGTAATACCTGTTCCTGCTTGTACTAATGTGTTTACTTGATCATCTACTCTTTCTGCTGTATAATACTTGTTTGTAGCTTCTGTTATGTTATCTGTGTCTAAGCTAATATTAGCAGTACCGTCAAAACTTACTCCTGCTATAGTTCTTGCGGTAGCTAAAGCTGTTGCAGTATCTGCATTACCAGTAAGATCTCCTGTCACATTACCAGTTACGTTACCAGTTATTGCGCCAGTTACGTTACCAGTCACATTTCCTGTTAAATTCCCTGTTACATTACCAGTTAAAGCCCCACTAAAAGCATTTGCAGTTACCGTTCCTATCGCAGTTAAATCACCGCCTGTGTTCATACTTAAACCAGTCGTATTTCCTGCACCATCTGTAATAGATTGTAATGCAGAAGCTAAAGTACCGTTATCACCTACTTTTAATAGCGAAGTATATGTACTACTTATTGAATTTCCAGTTAATGTCGCCATTTTTCTTTAATTTATTATTTATATATTTTTTTAATTTTATTATATTCTTATTTTTTACTTTGTATCTTTTCATAAAACCCATCCATTAAATAAATTATCCTTATCTGGATATACATCTTCATTAGAATTTTGATTATATTCTGGAAACAAATTATTGTTAAAACTTAAATAATCTATCATTCTACGTATGTAATATTCAGAAAATTCTCTTTCTTTATTTACTAAGTAGTCTACCTCGCTTTTTGTTACACTTTCTGCGTTTTCGCTTATATGTTTAAATACACCTGCGTTTTTTACTTGATATGCTGCAAATGGTAAATAATCCATCATAGCAAAATGTATAAGTGCAGGTTGTACATATTTATTTACTAAAGTCAAATAATTAGGATTGTCTGTAGTAGTAAGTGTACCTGCAGTTATCAAAGCTATAATCTTCTCATATAATTTTGTACCTAAGAAATTTTGTATATGTATTTCTTGTGCAATTTTTACATAAGGCAATAACTTATCTACATCTACGTTACCGTCTATTACTGTATTCTTTTTTAAGTCCTGTATTTTAATAAATAATACCTGTGCCATTTTTAAAATGCTTTACCTTTCGGTGTTGTAAAATCTTTTTTATTTTTAAATCCTCTGTTTTTCATATCTCTAGGTCTCTTTGCAACCTTAGCATCATTTGTCTCTGGTTTAAAACCTTGTTTTTTTGCTTCGTTAACACTAATCTCTGATCTAGGATTTTTTGCGTCAGGTGTAACAGTTTTAGCCATATACACTCTACGTTCCCAATAATGTCTACAAGATCCGCCACCCTTATATAACCATATGTCATATGTGTCTGCACCGTCTGGTCCCCATCCTGGATTTACTGATTTACTACTCATAGCCATTATATCTTCTTTACGATATATTTTTTTTGCTTGTATCATTTTACGACAAAACTCTCTTGACTTATCATCAAATTTTTCAGGCATATATTTATATCTAACTTTATATTTAAAGCCTTCCTTGTTTTGACCGTCTTGTTTACTTTTAGCGTTAGATTTTGCAGAACCTGTCGAAGTTAATTCTAACTTTAAATTTAACTCTTCGTCATTGTCATAATCTACGGGAGCAGATTCTATAAGTTCCCAGTTATCTAAATCTTCTTCTTTACCTAAATCTAATAATTCTTGTAAATCAGTTTTATCACTAGACAACTCTGCCTTATCCTCTAAGTCAACACCTGTTTCTTCTTCTCTAGTTTCATCATCTACAATGTTACCTTCTAGATCAGTAAATTCTAATGGTTGTAATGTCTTAAAGTATAGATTAAGAGATATATTGTTAAATGATAATATTCTATCTAGAGCATCTAATATGTATTCTTGTTGTACTCTAATAACCATATTGTCAAATAATATACTAGCTTGTTTTAATTCATCAGCATTACTACCTAAACCATTATTACCTGTTCTAATACCTAATAATAAAGGCGATGATAATCTGTGTCCTACAAGTATTTTATTTGTAGATTCGTCACTTAAAAATTGATATTGATTATGTGCGTCAGATAATTGTACTGGATCTATAGTAGCTGCACTTTCTTGATTGTCATTAAATGCTAATATAAATTTACCTGCATTACTACTGCCGCTAAACTTTTCATATATACGTTTTTCTATTAGTTCTCTAGCTTCTTCATCTGGAGTACCATTGTTAAAATTAACAAGCATACTAGGTGCCATTCCGTTTTGTATGTTATTAATGTGATAGTTAGCTACTTCTGCTTCTAGTTCACAATAAGGTAAAGCTCCTTGATATGTTACAGGCGTATAATAAAAATATCCTGCTCTATATGGTTTTATACATAAAATCTCTATTGCATTATTACCACTACCAAATGCTGGTATTCTAGTTAGTTTGTCTCTGTTTGTATATTTGCTCCAATCGTGAAAATAGTAATAACCCTTAATATCACCTTTTTTATCTGCTTTCTCAGCTCTAAGTGTTTGTACAGGAAAATGCTCTACCTTTACTATTTTACTTCTATCTACATTATAGTATACTTGTAGTGTAGCTTGTCCTAATAAATAAAAGTCAGAACAAATCTTTTTTAAATCGTCTTTGCTAAACAATGTTACAGCTTCTGCATATTCCATAGGTTTTTTATCGCTATTAGTAGCGCTTAAACCTTTACCATATATCATTTCTGTAATACCATTTATAATTGCATTATTTGTTGGACTACCTTGATACTGGTCTATTAGGTATTGATAATAGTTATTATCTTGACCATAAGACACAAAATCTTTATTTTTTTCT